GCCTTGGCGAAGACCGCTGCCGTGTTGGCGGGTGGTGGGGTGCCGCTGGTGGTGGCGCCGACGGGATCTGGGAAGACGATCCTGGCGGTGGCGATGATCGCGGCGAACCCGGGGCGGAGCCTGTTCCTGGCCCCCCGGCGGGAGCTCGTCCACCAGACGGTCGAGAAGCTGGAAGCGGCGGGGATTCACGCGGGGATCATCATGGCGGGGGAGGATCCGAACGCCTACCGGAAGGTGCAGGTGGCGTCGATCCAGACGCTCTACTCCCGTCTGAAGCGGGGGGTGCTGATGCCTTCGGCCTCATTGGTGATCGTGGATGAGGCCCACCTCTCGATCTCGCCTTCCACTTTGGCGGTCCTCTCCCACTACACCGAGGCCTACCGGGTTGGGTTGACGGCGACGCCGGCGCGGGGGGATGGGCGGGCCTTGGGGATGGTCTATTCGGAGATCGTCGAGGTCACGACGGTCAGGGATCTCACCGAGGCGGGCTTCCTGGCCCCGGCGGTCTACTACGCGCCCTCGAAGCCTGATCTCCGTCACGTCAAGGTCGATGCCAAGACCCGGGATTACGTCCCCTCCCAGCTTTCCAAGGCGGTGGACCGGCCCGAGTTGGTGGGAGACATCGTGCAGCACTGGCACAAGCTCGCTGCGGGTCGAAGGACCGTGGTGTTTGCGTCCTCCATCGAGCACTCCCAGCACCTCGCCAACGAATTCAACCGCAGTGGCGTCCCTGCGGAGCACGTTGACGCCGTCACCCCGCAGGTGGAGCGGACGAAGATTTTTGACCGCTTCCGGTCGGGAGAGACGCAGATCCTGACCAACTGCTTCCTGGCCTCGTACGGGTTTGATCTCCCTGATCTCTCCTGCGTTGTCCTGGCGCGGCCGACGAAGTCTCTGGTTCTTTACCTCCAGATGATCGGCCGGGGCCTGCGTCCTGCTCCGGGGAAGGATGATTGCCTGATCCTCGATCACGCGGGTGCCGTTCACGAACACGGCTTCGCGGACTTCCCCCATGACTGGTCAATCGATGGGGAGATGACCGTCTCCGAGCGGGCGGAGAGCAAGCGGAAGAAGACCGGGGAGTCCAAACCCCACACTTGCGGGCAGTGTTCCCATGTGTTCCGTGGCCAGATGATCTGCCCGAAGTGCGGGTGGGTCTTGCCGCGCAAGGCCACGCCGGTTGCGGTGGTGGATGGTGATCTTGAGCGGGTCAGAGGGGAGCGGGTCCGGGACAACCGCCGGATTTATGCCGAACTGCGGATGTATGCCTTCTCGCGGAACTATCAGAATGGCTGGGCCGCACACAAATACCGGGCAATTTTTGGCGACTTCCCCCCGTGGGCCTGGAATGGCGACAAGCTCCTGGTTCCATCTGCCGAGACGGTGGGCCTCATCAAGCATTTGCAGATCAAGTGGGCGAAGGCCCGTGCGAAGGAACAACGTGCAGCGTTCAGTGCTACTTGAGGCGGCCGAAGCCATTGCCGAGGCGGATTGCCTGCTGTTTTATGCCCGGGGTCAGAAGTCCCGGAGGAGGGCGCTGCAAAAGCTGTTCAATCAGGTGATGGAGGACTCCCGCCAGGAGCTCCTGCTGAGGGCAGACAAGGTGCTGGGCAATGATCGCAATCTATGAGGGTCACAACAGGTGGGAGAGTGAGGAACTCCGTGTCCTCAGGAACAAACTCGGGCGGCAGCGCGAGGCCATCGTCATCGCGCTCGATGCGCTGAAGTTCTACGCGCAGGGGCCGGAGGCGGAGATTGCTCGTCAGACGCTGGAGGCTATCGAGAGGCTGAAGCGATGAACCATCGCCAGCGGGAGAATGTCATCGTTGCGTTTGAGCGTGGGTTCCGGGCGGCGATGTATGGGTGGGGTCCGGATGGTGCGGAGGCTGCGGCGCGGGCGATCAGTTCCAAGCGCGACATTCGGAGACTGATCCGCGCCTATGAGAAGGGATTCGACACCGGGGTGCGGTGGATTGCTGTCATGGGTGGTCACCAGCAGGCCATGGCAACCTTGGCAAGGTCCGGCGTCATGAGCGAGGCGGCGTATCAGGCCTGGGTGCGTGTCAAGGATCATGTAGCGAAAGAGCCTTGCATTGATTGCCAGTGGATTTCTGGCTGTGCCAAGACAGGGTGGTCGTGTCAGAAATTCCGGGTCTGGTGTGGTGAGCGCATCAGCGGGACGCGGCCGATGGAAGTTCCGGATGGTCCCTATCTCAGTGAGGTTGCTGCATGACTCCAGAGAAAGTCGTCATTGGTAATGCTGAGTTGTGGCACGCGGACTGCCGCGAGGTGTTGCCATTGCTGCCGAAACATGACCTGCTGCTGACGGACCCGCCCTATGGGATTGGCGCCGACATTGGCGGCGGGACAAGAGCCTCAATCGCCGCGAAGTGGGCAGCAGTAACGGGCGCCAACCGCTGGGACGAAGCGCCGCCGCCGCACTGGCTTTTCGGATTGATGCGTGAGATGACGACATGGCAGTGCATATGGGGTGGAAACTACTTTGAGCTGCCGCCGACAAAGTGCTGGTTGCTGTGGGACAAGGAAACTGCGGGCGTGACCACGTTTGCAGATGCCGAGATGGCGTGGACGAATTTTGACAAGGCGTTGCGCTTGAAGCGGTATTTGTGGAATGGTCTGGTTATGAAGGTGAAGGAGCATCGCGAGCATCCGACACAGAAGCCACTGCCCATCATTACTTGGTGCATTCATCAGGCACCGAAGGATGTGCAGACTGTGCTTGATCCCTTTATGGGTAGCGGCACTACCGGCGTGGCCTGCGCCCAGCTTGGCAAAGCATTTACCGGCATCGAGCGCGAGCGCCGGTATTTCGACATCGCCTGCGAGCGCATCGCCCGCGCCCAAGCCCAAGGCGTGCTATTTCAGGAGACCGAGCAGCCGGTTCAGGAATCCTTTCTGTGACCCTGCCTGCTGACGTAGCGCGGTGCAATGGCTATCTCACCGAGGAGGGATGGCGGGAGGGATGCGAGGATTGCCTGCGCCGCACGTCGCCCCCAGTAAACCCTGATCGGGTGGTGATGATGGCACCGCCACCGATTATAGTTTTTGAGTGCGAGTACCGGATAGATCCGGCTTAGTGGATTGTGATGAAAATCACATGGCCAGAGTTATTGGTTGTGATGGTCCGGAACTACGGGGTGCCTGATCCGGTCAGGGAGTTGCAGGCCATCCCCGGCAGGCGGTTCCGCTTTGACCTGGCTTGGCCGGACGTGATGCTGGCGGTCGAGGTGCAGGGGGGGGTGTGGACCAGGGGCCGGCATCTTCGGGGCGCGGGTTACACTGCGGACTGCGAGAAGCTGAACCTCGCAGTCATCCACGGGTGGCGGATGCTGTGGGTTACAACCGCGCAGATCAAATCCGGGCAGGCGGCTCAGTGGATTGTGCGGGCCGGGTGGCCGCACCTCAAAGCGCCCCGCAGGCCGAGATCAGGTGCTCGATAGCCTTGGCCAGCGTCGAACCTCTGGCCAGCCGGTCGAGTTTCCGGTAGGCCTCTGGGGAAAGATCGATGGTAATTTGCCGGTAGCCCGCGCGGCGGAGTTTCTCCCGCCGGCGGGCCTGGCGGATTGCAGATGAGTCAGCCATGGTTCCCATTCTGCCGCAAGGATCTGTCAACGGCGCGTTCCACCAAGGCATGCCACGTCGGCTCAGGAACCTGCTCCGTGTGGTCATAGCCGGATTCGATCAGCAGGGCTCGCATGGCCTCTGCCATTTTATAGGTTGCGTAGTTGCCGATGCGGCGAGCGAGTTCCTCGAGACTGCAATTGTTGGTGATTTCCATCTCTCTGCTCCGGTTGAGGCGGCCCATTGCCGCCGTTGTTGGGATCCTAGTCGTGACTGGTAACGATGTCAATAGATCTTTTCAGGTGGTGCAATGAGTGACGAGAATGCAGTGCGGGTGGTGTTGGCGGATGAGGTGCAGTTGATCGACTGGGGGGAGAGTCGGACTCTCGGGCCGTGGGTCAAGCTCCGGCTTAGTGGATCTGATTCCCTGGCGGCTCTCCGTGGCCTGGATACAGGAACAGGGAGGCGCACCGGGCACGTGTTCGACCTGCTCCTGGCCGAACCCTCGGGCGGCCAGCCGGTACGTCATGGCGCGGCGGCGGAATCGCTCCGGCTTAGTGGATTCTGCCGGCGGCCGGAGGTCTGGCGGGCTCTGGGAACGGACGCGGAGTTTCTGGGATGGGTCAGGACTCAGCCCTGCGCGGCGCCAGGCATGGGGGCGCGGTCGCCATGTGCGGGTGACGTGGTGGCCGCTCACGTCAGGCGGATTGCCGATGGCGCCGGGGTCGGAGTAAAACCCGAGTACGCCGCCATCCCTCTCTGCGACGCGCACCACCGGGCGCAGCACCAGCACGGCGAGTCCCGGATAGCGCCGCGTGAAGTGTGGGAGTCAGTCAGGATGCGGACCGTAGAGGAATGGGCGTGGGAGCGCCTTAGGGCCGCGCTAGGCGTCACGAGCATGGCCGATGCGGATCCGGCAGCGGTCAGGCGATGGGCGGAATCCCATTGCCTGACCGTGCCGGATTGACGGTCAGTTGAAATACCTGTCCGCGATCCGGCGGCCGAATATCTGCCGGAACCTGCGGCGGATGGCATCGCCGGCGGATTCGCCGGGCTTTGCCGATTCAGAGTATCGCTCGCGGTTATGATCCCACAGCGCTTGTGCGACGACCCGGCAGACCGCTTTGCGGTATTCGGTCGGGAAGTACTGCCCGGTGCAGTAGTTAATGGCGATGCCGTCCGGGCGCTGGGTGATGGACAGGCGCCCACCGCGTGCGGCATTCAGGATTTCTTCGACGCCCAATGTATATTGGGCCACGTTGAGAATTTCCCGGGCGTCGTGCAGGTCGCGGGTCACCTCGCGCGATTCCCGCTGGTAGGATTTCCATTCGCCATAGTAGGTAAGTTCCAGTCCCGGGCGCTGTTCGACGAATGCGCGCAGTGCGTTAATAATGTCTTTGGTTTCCATGGTTTGGGGTTCCGTTAGGTGGTGGTGGTGGGAATTGGCGCAATGCCAAGGTACTGCAGTCCTTTGGTGGCCCACATTTCGGCCGCTTCGTTGTCGCCGCGCCGGAGGCTAGCGCCCGCCTCGCACAGGCAAAATTGGGCGCTCGTGGCCATTTCCTTCTGCACGCACTCGGGCCGGATCATTGCGGCGGCGAGGTAGTGGTAGGTCGTGGTCATGGTTTGGTTTCCTTGGTTTGGCGGCCCATTGCCGCCGTTACTGGTAACGATACAGATGCCTGCGGGGAAGTCAATAGGCCAGGCAAAGAAATTTTGCTCGCCTTGTCTAACTCGCTGATCCGTGGGAGAATTTAGTTTTGGGAGGGTCGTGATGTTGACGGATGAGGGCCGGCAGATTCCGCAGGCCTACGCGCATATCCAGGGTGGGCGCATATCTGCGAACTGGCGCGGGTATGCGCCGCTAGTGGCCGTGATGCTCCCGGAAGGTCATGGGATCGCCGGGGTCGAGATCGACGCCGGTCGCATGGCGCGCGGGCTGGATACTGTGGCGTCCTACCCTCTACGCGGCGATATCCTGTATTTGCGCATCGCAGGCGGGCACGTCCACGACCTGCGAGACGGGTTTGGCGACGTGGTTGTCCGGCAGCACGTCCCGTTTAGCGGCCCTCCTGATGTTTCCATAGTAGTCCCGCGCCGCAGGCCGGGCCGCCCGCGCAAAATCACCGGGGAAATCGCCGGGGAATGACCGATCAGCCCAGCAGACCAGCCCGCCCGGGACGGTGGAGGGGCGGAACCCGTAAGGGCAAATCCAATAGCGACATCACCCGCATCCGCAGCATGGTGGGAGAGGCCCTCTACAGAGCAGGCGGCGTCAACTATCTGGTAAAGCAGGCGCATGAAAACCCCGGCCCATTCTTGCAACTCTTGTCGAAATGCCTTCCAAAAGATGTTGTGACGACGGCTGAGGTCGGTCCAAACCTCGCCGCCGCCCTGCATGCCGCCATGCAACGCCGCCTGACTATCACCGCAAAACCCTTAGGAATCAATGGGTTACGTGATGGGACCGACGGGCAGATCATTGAGGGTGCTGCGTTGCCGGCTCCGGTCCCGGCGGGCGCTGAGGGGGTGGCGTTGGCGCAACAGGGCGGCCCGGATGGGGGTCTGGTGGGGTCGGCGGGTGCTGATCCTGCTGGCCCGGGTGCAAGTTCCTCCCACGATTGACCGTCCCGGCGCAAGTTTGTGCTAACCCGCCCCGAGTCGGTATGTCAGGATCTGCCAAGAATGGGCCAATCCTTAGCATGAATGCCCTGTTTGGGCCTGATCGGGGGGGATTCCGGGCGGTCCAGGGGCCCCCGGCGGCTGCCCCCGTGTGCCCGCGCGGGCGGGCGCGCGTCCGGAGGCTATGGTCCGGCCTCCCTCGCCCCCTCCCAGCCGCCGCTCCAGTCCCCTCCGCCATCTCTCCGCTACCTTTCGACGCCCCGGGGTTCTTCTTTCTGTGTCTTTCAGGGGCCCCGTGAGGGTGTTTTGGGATGAATCAGGAGCAGATTGAGGGGGAGTTGGCCTTATGGTCTGTGGACCCGGAGGCGTTTGTGTGTGCGGTGTTTCCGTGGGGTGAGGGGTCGTTGAGGGGGTACCCTGGGCCGCATGAGTGGCAGCGGGTGGAGTTGCGGGCGATTGGGGAGGCGATCAAGGGTGGGGGGATTTTGGAGGATGTGGTGAGGCGGTCGGTGGCGTCTGGGCATGGGGTGGGGAAGAGTGCGTTGGTGGCTTGGTTGGTGTTGTGGGCGATGACGACGATGCCGGACACGAGGGGGGTGGTGACGGCGAACACTGAGAATCAGTTGAAGACGAAGACGTGGGCGGAGTTGGCGAAGTGGCATGGTTTGATGATGCCGTTTTTGCGGGAGCTGACGGAGGTGACGGCGACGGCGATCATGGGGAAGGGGAGGGCGCAGACCTGGCGGATTGACGCGGTGCCATGGAGTTTGAACAACACGGAGGCGTTTGCTGGGTTGCACAATGCGGGGAAGCGGATTCTGGTGATTTTTGATGAGGCGTCGGCGATTGACGATCAGATTTGGGAGGTGACGGAGGGGGCGATGACTGACCGGGGGACGGAGATCATTTGGTGTGTGTATGGGAATCCGACGCGGATCAATGGGCGGTTTGCGGACACGTGGGGGCGGTATCGGCACCGGTGGGCGTTCACGTCGGTGGATTCGCGGTTTGTTCCCGGGACGAATGCGAAGCAGATTGCGGACTGGATTGCTGATTATGGGGAGGATTCTGATTTTGTCCGGGTGCGGGTGAGGGGGATGCCGCCGCGGGCGAGTGCGGGGGGATTCTTCCCTGGGGAACTGGTCTCGAAGGCGATGAGTCGGGAGTATTACCCGATGCCGGATGAGCCGATTGTGATGGGGGTAGATGTATCGCGGGGGGGTGAGGACGACTCGGTGATCGTGGTGCGGAGGGGGCTGAATGCGCGGTTTGATTCCTGGGTGGTCTTGAAGGGGCATGAGGTTCGGGATTCGATGCGGCTGGCGCAGGTGGTGGTGGATTGTGCCTATCGGTGGCGGCCGGATGCGATAGTGGTGGACGAGACGGGGATTGGGGGGCCGATTGTGGATCGGCTGACGGAGTTGCTGGACATTCCGGTGTATGGGGTGCAGTTTTCTGGGCGGAGTCCGAATCCGAAGCAGGCGAACATGCGGGCGCACATGTATTGGAATCTTCGGGATGCGTTTCTGCGGGGGTTGTGCATTCCGCCCGACAATGTTCTGGAGCGGGAGTTGGTGTCGCTTGAGTACAAGCATGACCAGCAGGATCGGTTGTTGCTTGAGGGGAAGGATCGTTTGCGGGAGAAGTTGGGGTTCTCGCCGGACCGGGCTGATGCGTTGGCGTTGACGTTTGCGTTGCCGATTTACAAGCGCAGCCGCTGGACGAAGCCGGTCAAGGTGGTTGGGTTGGTTTAGGAGTGGTCATGAAGAATCTGTCAGCGGGGGAGATTCTGGCTTTGGTGAATCGGAGCCGGGCGCTCCAGGAGCCTCTGTGGGATGAGTGGGATGAGTTGGCGCGGTATATCCGGCCTTCCATGGGGGGGTTGGTGAGCGACTTCGCGCCCGGGGAGAAGCGCACGCGGGCGATTTATGACTCGACGGCGTTGCAGGCGAATGATGATCTGGCCCACTACATGGCGGCGGGTCTGACGCCGGCGGCTTCGCCGTGGTTGGATTTGTCGTTTCGGGACTCTGCGCTCGACAAGGACGACACTGCCAGGGAGTGGTTGCAGGAGTGTGTGAGGATTCTGAGAGCCGAGATTCTCCGCTCAAACTTCCACGCGGTGATAGGGGAGGTGTATGCGGACATCGGGTGTTTTGGGACGGCGGTGGTTCAGTGTGAGGAGAAGCGGAAGGAGCGGTTCGAGGGGCTCCATTTCGAGGCCATTTGGCTGAAGGAGATTCTGGCCTTACCGGACCAGTATGGGGATCTGACCACGACGTTCCGGTGTTACCGGAGAACTCTTTCGCAGTGGGCGGAGGTGTTTGGTGAGCTGCCGCCGAAGATGGCGAAGAAGCTCAAGGAGAAGCCCGAGGAGAAGGCCGAAGTCATCCATGCCGTCTATCCCCGGGATGACCATGACAAGACGGAACCGGCCGATGGCAAGCGGATGCCGTTTGCGTCGGTGTGGGTGTCGGTGGAGGACAAGGCCATCATCAAGGAGGGGGGGTACATGGAGCTTCCCCGTTATGTGGTGAAGTGGGCCAGTGCGTCCAATTCCATCTGGGGGTATGGGCCTGGGCATCTTGCCCTGCCTGACATCCGCACCCTGAACCGGGCGGTGGAGTTGGAGCTTTCCGCCTGGGACCGGACGATCAATCGGCCCTTCAAGACCTCGGTGAACAACATCGTCGGGGAGACCCTCGACATGGGGCCTGGGGGACTCACGACGGTGAGGGATGTGAATGCCATTCTTCCTCTCATGGATGGGACTGACTTTTCCCTCACGGCGGTCAAGACGGATGAGTTGCGTGGTTCAATCCTCAAGACCTTCTTCGCAGACCTCATTCGAGAACCGGAAGGCTCGACGGAAAAGACGGCCTATGAAGTGGCGAGACGGTTGGAGCGAGCCCAACGCATCCTTGGTGAGTCCATCTCCCATCTCAGGGGAATGCTGAAGTGGCTGGTGGAGAGAAGTTTCCGGGTCCTGTATCGGGAAGGCGTCCTCCCCCCGGCCCCCGAAGGGGTGGGTGGGCAGATCGATGTGAAGTACGTCTCTCCCCTCCAGCTTTCTCAAGAGGCCCAGGGGGTGGAGCAGTTGACGATGTTCCTGGGGGATATCGTTTCGTTGGCCCAGGCTCAAGTGGAGGTCAATCTCCAGCCCGACGTGATGGACTGGGTGGACTTCGATGGTGCCGTCATGGAGATCGCCCGGCGAAGGAATGTGGCGGCGACTGCGCTGCGGAGCAACAAGCAGGTTAAGGAAATCCGCGATGCGCGGGCCATGCAGGAACAGGCGGCGGCGGCGCTTGAACAGGCCAAGATCCAGGGTCAGGTGGTGAGGAATGTGGGGACGGTCGATCCCGAGATGGCCAAGGAGATCGGCCGGTCATGAAACTCAAGTACATCATTCACCGGTTCCTGAGTGATGAAGAAATCAGGACCTGGATCGAGGGTGAGGCGCTGGGGGTGTCGCATCCGCCGAGCAACGAGATGGAACTCGCCTGGCGGGAGGGGCGGAGATCCCTGGCGGTTGAACTGATCGGCATCTACAGAGAGGTTGAGAATGAGCGAAATACCTGAGTGGGCGCAGAGTCTGCCTGAAGATCTCCGGGAGTCGGGGATCATCAAGTCCACCCCCGACATTGCCACGGCCGCCAAGCGGCTGGTTGATCTGGAGCGCCACCGGGCCGCGTCGATTGCCCTCCCGAAGGACTCTGATCCCGAGTCGCTGGCGGCTTTCGAGAAGGCCGTTCAGAAGCGGGGCTTCATCCGGGGGGAGATCCCCGAATCCCCCGATGGGTACGAGGCCCCCGATGATGACATCGTGACCCCCGAGTGGAAGGCCGCCCGGCTCAAGGAATACCACGAGATCGGTTTGACGAAGGCCCAGGCCAAGGCGGCCATGGAGCGGGAAGTGAAGGCCCTGAAATCCGCCCGGGAAGGATTGAGTGAGGCCGACCTCGCCGCCATTGAGCGGGCCACCCAGAAATACCAGCTGGATGGCTCCCCCCTGTCCCTCATCAAAGCACTCAAGGAAATCGGGATGTCCATGACCGAAGACACGACCAAGCCCACCCCCGGTCAGAGTGGGGGCCTCTCGAAGATCGACATCGAGGCGAAAATCGCCGAGATCAACGACCAGATCCTCAAGTTCCCCTCCTACGACCCCCGGGGACAGAAGCTGCTCGAGGAGAAGATGAACCTTCTTCTTGAACTTCAGAAGGCATCTTGACGCCCTGAATCAGGGGGATTAAATTCGACCCCGACTGCGGACTCCCAGAGTCCTGGACCGCTGTCTGATCCCTTCGGGGCGCAGATGGCGGCGAGACGCCTAGCAGAGACCCATGGGTTCCTCTGCGAAGTAATCCAGGTTCTTTACTTTTGGGAGTCCAATCATGTCGAGTTCAATCCCCCAGGCGTTCGTTCACGAGTTCTCGAACAACGTCTTCCATCTCGGTCAGCAGAAGGTTTCGCGGCTGTTCCCGGTCGCGAACGTCAAGTACGCCAACGCCGACAAGTTCCACTGGGACACCCTGGCCGCCGCGAACATGGCAACCAAGGCGTCCCGTCTGGCCGCCACGCCGGTCCTCAACATCACTCACGCCAAGCGGGTCGCCACTGGCACTACTTACTCATGGGGTGAGGCCATTGATGCGAACGATGCGGCCCAGGTGCTGATCGACCCCCGGTCGGCCTACACGCAGGCGGCTTCTGCGGCGTTCGGCCGGCAGATCGACTCGGTCATCACCGCTGCGGCCACGGCATCAGCGGCAACTGGTGTCGGTGGTGGTGGTTCGCCGGTGGCCCTGCCGGGCAGTCAGCAGATCGGCGGTACGGGTGGTGCCACGGGTGCCGGTCAGAAACTGACGGTGGCGGGTCTGCGGCAGGCGAAGAAGCTGCTGGACGAGGCGGAGGTCTCCGAGAATCGCTGGCTGATCCTCAGTGCCAAGTTCCTCCAGGATCTCCTGGCGGTGACCGAGGTGGTGAGTTCCGATTACAACACCGTCAAGGCGCTGGTGATGGGTGAGGTTGACACCTTCCTTGGGTTCAAGTTCATCCGCACGGAGCAGATCCAGACCAACACGGGCAACCGCAAGTGGGTGCTGGCGGTGGCGGAGAATGCCATCGGTCTCGGTATCTCCCAGGACCGGATGGTCCGGGTGGCGGAGGATCCGGGTGCGTCGTTCGCGACCCGTGTCTATCTGGAGACCACGATGGGCGCGGTGCGTATCGAGGACAAGGGCATCGTTGCCCTCGACTGCGATACCACGGCCTAAGTGGCTACTGAGCTGCAAATCGTCAACAAGGCCCTCTCCCTGCTGGGGGAGGGTCTTTTGACTGCTGGTCAGTTGACGACCCCGGACGATTCCACGTCCCGGATTGTTGCGGCCATTCTCCCGTCGGCTAAGCAGGCCGTGTTGCGGGAGACCTCTCCCCAATGTGCGCGGCGGTATGCGTCGTTGTTGAATGCGCCGATCCCGCCTCCGAATCCTGACTTCATCTACGCGAAGGACCTCCCGTCTGATTGTCTCCGGGTGATCCGGGTGCTGGCCCTGGATGAGCCGGTCGTCGAGTGGTACGGCGCGCCGGTGCTGACCCGCTGGAGGGTATCGGGGAGATACTTGCTGGTGGACATCGAAGGTGTGGCCATCGAGTACACCGCCAACATCTCCTACACCGACTTCGACCCCTTGCTCGCCGAGGCGATGGTGGCCTATCTCGCCTGGCAGTTGTGCGGTTCGATTGCCGATGCGTCGGCGTCCACCATGGAATTCTGGTCGAGTCAGTACGGGCGGGCGGCGAGTCTGGCCCAGGGGATTGATGAAGCCGAGGGCCAGATCGACCGGGTATCCGGTTACTCCTCGCTGGCCGCCTTCCGGCACGGGAGGTAGAGGTGGAAGTCCGCACGCTCCTGTCTGACTTCACCGGCGGGGAGGTCAGTCCCCGGGTTGATGCCCGGGCCGATCTGGAGAAGTACAGGAGTGCTGCGCGGAAAATCCGCAATGCCGTGGTATCGATGCAGGGCGGGGTGCTGCTGAG